GAAAAGAAAGGCAAAAAGAAATCAAAAAAGGAAACGGCTGGAGCAGAGGATGACCTTCCTTTTTAGCTGAAAACACAAAGAAAGCCGAAAGGCTTTTTTTTGTGTCGTAAAATTCTTTCAACCATCGATGACCTAAATCTTGAACTGTCCTTTCTGCCATCTTTTCTGCTCACTTTATTTGCATTATTAAACTTAACAGCAAAATAATAAGATGATGGAAAATAATGAAAAACAAAAACTCGTACTTCAGTGGATTGAATCAGGTTGCGATTATCTTCAGGGAACCATGCTTTATGGGCAATTCGGAAAAAACATCTTTCTCAGAACCGACTTCCATAGTAAACAGCGTAAATATGCGACCAAGATTATTTACGAATTGTGCAAATCGGTAGGTATGGATTATGCCCAGTTGCAAAAAAATAACATGATTCCTGATTTAAATGCAGCAAAATCGGGCAATGAATCCAATCTGGAGATAAAGGATATTGGTCTAAACTCCTCTGATGTACAACTAGAAGAAATTGAGATAACCGAACCGAATGGTGCCAATCTTGAAAATAAACAGATATCAAATGGCCTGAAAGCTGATCAAATTGATAACGTTCCACCAATTGTTGAAAATGTACTCGTAGAAATGCCTGAAGCCTTATCTGCTACAAACATTGCAGAATATCCACCAATCATCCGAAGGATTATTGCAGAATACGCTGAAACCTTTCAGGAACGAAGCAAAACGCATCGTATCCTGACTGAAATGCCACAGGGAAATAGCCAGGCATTAAAAACCAAACGTGCTGAAATCTTTGACTTGGTCAAATCTTTCACCATTCGACTGGAGTACCTATTTAAGATCAGGCAACAGTTCGAACAAAACGGTGAACTTCCTTTAGAGGATGAAGTCTGGCCAAAACCACAAGAAATGCAGGAAACCACTTTGTCCGAAGATCCGGAAGAACTTCGCAAAATGAAGAAGAATCAGCAGACCGCCAACACCAAGGATCAGAATATGCTCGACTTTCAAACAATGGTTAAAGGGGATGAAAAGAAAACCATGCCATCCGGACCAAAGCGAACACGGATTGAAAACCGGATCAAAGGCCGATTGAAATTTATTCAGGAAATTGATCTCAAATTAGTCAGCCTAAATGCTAACTAATTCTATTCAAAGTATTGTTCCTGAACTAACTGTCGATAATTCAGGAAATAATCTGCTGGTTGGAACCGGCAAACAGCAAGCTGTAAGCCTGGTTTCGGATTGTGAAAATGGAAATCCTTCGGTTTTTGTCGCTGATGCTGACAAAAGCCTCACGAAAGCAATCGGTCAACTGCAAAACGGGTTAACCACCCATTTTTACAGCTGGGGAAACTTTAACCTGGTTCGTTTGATGATGTATATCCTCAAACAAACCGGTCCGGCTCATGCTTTTATGACTTCCTATTCATTCAGTCAGAAAAGCATCGAACAGCTTAACCTGAAATTGTCACAGAAACAGCTACTCTCCTTTCGGGTGATCGTTGACAACCGGGTGAAAACCATGAGCCCGATTCCCTTTCAAATGCTGATGAACAGCTTTGATTACCGATGCACTTCCATCCATGCCAAAATAGCTTTGATCTGGAATGAGGATTGGAAAATTACCATTCTGACCAGCCAGAATGCAACTGATAATCCCAAAATGGAAAGGGGAACGATTTTTACCGATGAATCTGTTTTTGACTTCGATTTAAAAACACTTGAAAATGAATTTCTCAGAGGAACAACTTAAAGAAATTGAAGATATGGCCGGACTGTTCTTTGGCGCTGATGACATTGCCATTAATCTGGAACTGAACGAGGAAGAAACGGAAGCTTTCGGTTTCCGAATTGACAGCAAGAACTCTACTTTTCCGGAGGTAGCAGCTTACCTGAAAGGCAGGCTTACCGCTAAAATTGTGATGCGTAAAGCCATCAAACAGTCCGCACAAAATGGCAGCAGTCCATCACAGCAACAAATGCTTAACTTCTTAAAAGATTCCATATGAGCCGCAAAGCATTAGAGAATTTGAAATATGAAACCATCAAGGCGCACATGCTTGATCCGGATCACTCACCACTTCCTGCGGATCTGAGTAATCTTCTCGACCGTATCGTTTCGCTTTCAAAAATCCTGGATAAAAATCCGATGCAAAAGCAAGCGATTGCCCTGCACCGGATTAAATACCCTGATATTGTGACATCGGTTGCTTATGAGGATATGCGCCTTTGCCTGAAACTTTTTAACACGATCCATACCTTCGATTTTGATTTCTGGCAAACCTGGCTGATCAATGATATTATAAGCAACATCATGGAAAGCCGCAAAGGAAACACGGAAAAGGACCGTAAGGTAATCTCGGCGGAGCATACCAACCTTATGAAAGCAATTGGAGGAAAACCTGAGAACCTGGAAGATCCCAAGCGAACTGAAAAACATCAGTTCTATATCCTGATCCAGAACAATAACCAGCAGATTAAACTTGACCTGGACAATCTGCAGAACGTGCCGACTTCCGCGATCCGTGAACTGAATAGGTTGATCTATGGTGGTAACGAAATCACCGAGGCCGATGCCGAACAAATTATGAACTCCTGAACTCTTTTTCCTGATGATCACAGAACTAATTGACCTGAACAGTCCTCAGAAAATATCGGTTGTAAACAATACTCAAAGTGAAGTGGATATTCAGGGGCGTGGTACCGGAAAATCCTATGTGATTGGCTGGGAAATCAACGAAATCGTTCGTCGGATGCCGCGATCAATTACATCGATCACCGGCCGGACTTATGGTCAGATTTATACCAGGACGCTCCCTTCAACGATTAAATTTCTGGAGAAAATTGGTTACGAAAAGGATAAGGATTTTAAGATCGGTGGAAAACCTCCTGAAACATTCCTTTCACCTTATGAGCCCGTCACCAAATTCGATAATTACATCTCATTTGCTAATGGAACAGGGTTTCTAATGCTTTCGCAGGAAAGGGCCGGTTCGAGCCGTGGCCCAAACCTCGACCGTGAAATTGTGGATGAAGCGTTGACCCTGAATAAGGCACGATATGACGAAGAAGTATCACCCGCTAATCGTGGAAATGAAGAGCACTTTGGCTTTCGCTCCAATAAACGGATACGCCAGCACCATGGATTCAGGTATGTTTCGTCCATGCCTTATACCCGGGAACAAATGTGGTTGCTTCGGTATGGGGATTACTACATGAACGAAGCCGGTATTCCAATTTTCGATATTTGGAACCGGATTGTTAAGCTACAGATTCAAGTGATTGAAGCCTACAAAGCAGGTGATAAAAGGCTGTTTAAGGATATCTGGAATGAAACAGTTCGGCTGAAGAAACAAATCGCTCCGTTCGCTTCCAAACAAGGTGTTCTGTTTACCCTTGCCAATGCTTTCGATAATGTGGAGAACTTAGGGATGTCCTATATCGTTCGCGAATACGACAAGCAAAACCTGATGACCTTCATGATCGAGATACTGAACTGGATCATTGATAAAGTGGAGGACTGCTATTATCCGCTGGACAGCCAGAAGCATATTTATTACGATGCCTACAACGATGATTTTATCCGTGGATTGGCAGAAAACAGCAATTGGGATGCTGATCAGCTATCAACGCCTGACAGCCGTTTCGACCTGGATTGCGATCCCAACCGACCATTGGAAATAGTTCCGGATTGGGGCGCCAAAATTAACCTCTTTTCTGTTGGCCAAGAACGCAACTTCAATTTTGTGACCAAGATGATTGAACCGGTTGACTGCGTGATTAATGAATTCTTCATTAAACCGCAAACGGCCAAAAGTGTGCCGGTGGATGATTTGGTGGATATGTTCTGCGATTATTACAAGCAGCATCTCTGCCGTGATCTGTACTACTTCCGGGACCGTTACGGAGATCACCGACAGCCCAATGTGAAAAACTCTAAGCCATACAACGAACAGGCCATTGAGCGCCTTGAGAAACGAGGCTGGAGAGTGTTTGCCAAAGTTCATAAGGGCATGGAACCTCCGCAGCATGATAAATATTTGTTGTGGCTAAATATCCTGAAAGGCAACGATCCCAGGTATCCCAAATTCATTATCAATGGACGGAATTGTAAGTTCACCATTATTTCGATGAACAATACAAGGGTAATTGAAAAGGAAGGGAAATTTGCCAAGGATAAATCATCGGAACGAAGAGATTCCATTCTGCCTGAAGAAGCCACCCACTTTGGGGATGCTGTGGATAAACGGTTCTGGACCAAATATGGAAGTGTTCTTTACAAAGCCGGTGGTTCAACATTTGTAAGTCCAAGAATCTAA